GCCTTTTCCAGCTGCGCTGGATTTTTGAGATAAGGGGGTCTCAATATGGAGCTTAATATCGAATACCTTCCGGTTGAGGCCCTGCGACCTTACGACCGAAACGCACGAAAGCACGCGAAGAAGGACATCGACGCCATTGCCGCCAGCATCAAGGAGTTCGGCTTCGCTGATCCCATCGGCATTTGGGGCGACGGTCTGATTGTGGAAGGCCACGGTCGTCTGCTGGCAGCGAAGCAGCTGGGCATGACTTCTGTTCCTTGCATCCGTCTGGACCATCTGACCGACGAACAGCGCCGGGCGTACACCCTGGCGCATAACCGCACGGCAGAGCTGAGCGGATGGGACTTCGACATCCAGGCCGCAGAACTGGCGGGCATCGTTGATATCGACATGACGCTGTTCGGCTTTGATCCGCTGGAGGGAGAAGTCCGGGAGGATGATTATGATCCGCAGCCACCGGAGGTTCCGAAGGCAAAGCTGGGCGACATTTACCAACTTGGTCGCCACCGCCTGATGTGCGGGGACAGTACCAGTGCCGCAGACGTGTCCACGCTCATGGGTGGCGTGAGGGCGGATATGCTTCTGACCGATCCGCCGTATAACGTGAACGTAAACGGCAAGGCTGGTTCCATCCTGAATGACAACCAGGAAGATGCAGATTTCCAAGTGTTCTTGCGTAATGCATTTAATGCTGCAAAATTAACAATGAGGGGGGGGTGCTGCGTTCCATATCTGGCACGCGAGCAGCACCGCCTATTCTTTTTTCGGTGCGCTGCGAGAATGCGGCATGCCGGTGCGCCAGGTACTGATCTGGGTAAAGAATCAGTCAACCATTGGTCGCCAGGATTTCCAATGGCAGCATGAGCCATGTCTGGCTGGGGATGTCCCGCCGGAAGAATCTGAGGACCCGGAGGCCGCATTTTACGGCTGGACCGATGGGACGCACACCTGGAAAAAGAAACGCAAGGAGAAGACGATCCTGTACTTCGATAAGCCCATGGCGTCGAAGGAGCATCCGACCATGAAGCCGGTCCTGCTGTTCGACTATGAGATGCAGTGTAACACCTCTCCGGGAGACAATGTTCTGGACATCTTCGGCGGCTCCGGCACGACGATCATTGCAGCGGAGCAGAATGGGCGGAATGCGTTTCTCATGGAACTGGACCCCAAGTTCGTGGACGTCATCATTGACCGCTGGGAGAAGTTCACCGGAGAGACAGCCGTTAAGCTGAACTGAGGATCCGATATGAAAAAGGCGACGTGGAAAAACAGAATAATCGAATCCTGCCGCGCCGCCGGGACCTATCGGGAGTTCTTCCTTCCGGTGATCGATACGCTGGCAGGGATCCTGGAGAAGCGCGACGAAGCGCAGGAGATGTTTAAGGCGTCCGGCGGGAATATCCTGGTAAAGCACACCAACAAGGGCGGTGCCACGAACATCGAGCAGAATCCGGCGCTGCGCCTGATCAACGACCTGAACCGGGACGCCCTGGCCTATTGGCGTGACCTTGGGCTGACCCCTGCGGGCCTGAAGAAGATCGACGAAGAAGCCATGAAGCCGAAGAAGCAGAACACGCTGGATAAGGTGCTGATGGATCTTGCCTAAAAAGACATACAAGGCCACGGCCCTGGCTTATGTGGACAGCGTGCTGAGCGGAAAGCGGAAAGCCGGCGCGGACGAGATCGCCGCATGTAAGCGCTTTCTTACGGACTGTGAGCGCACGGATCTGGAGCTGCGTACCAAGGACCCGGACTTCGTCATCGGGATCATTGAGCGCACGATGGTCCACCGGCAGGGCGAGACGCTGGACGGTACGCCGCTGGCGGGTAAGCCCTTTCTGCTGCAGCCCTGGCAAATCTTCTGCGTCTATAACCTGGTGGGCTTTTACTTTAAAGGCACCCAGGAGCGGCGCTATAAAGAGGGCTTCATATACGTTCCAAGAAAAAACGGCAAGACTTCTTTCATCGGAGGTCTTGCCTTTGCTTTGGCCCTGCTGGAGCGGAGAAGCGGCGCCCGCATCTACATCGTGGCGGCCAGCCTGAAGCAGGCGCAGCAGGCGTTTGACTTTATCCTGTTTTCCCTTCGCGCCTCCGGTATGATCGAGGGCTTCCGCGTCCGGGATAATAATGCGGAGCATTCCATCCGGTATGAGTTCACGGACGAACAGGGACGGCCCGCCGGCAGCATCGACATCGAGGCGCTGGCGGCAAACCCGGACGCCCAGGATTCCTTCAACTGCAACATTGCCATCGCGGACGAGATCCAGGCCATGAAAAGCCCGGCTCAGTATAACCGCTTCAAAGAGGCGATGAAGGCATACACGAACAAGCTGATGCTGGGGATCACCACCGCCGGCGACGATGCCAGTTCCTTCTGCTACGGCAGGATGGAGTACGCCCATAAGGTGGCGACCGGCACCATTACCGACGATTCCTTCTTTGCCTATCTCTGCCGGGCGGATCAGAGCGAGAGCGGCGACGTGGACTATCTGGACCCGGTGCAGCATGAAAAGGCAAACCCCAGCTACGGCGTGACTATCAGACCCCAGGACATCATGAACGACGCCCTGCAGGCACAGAACGATCCGCAGCAGCGCAAGGATTTTCTGTCCCGCTCCCTGAACGTGTACACCTCCGCCATGCGTGCCTGGTTCGACATCGAGGAGTTCAAGCGCTCCGATTCCATGTATTCCTGGACGCTGGACGAGCTGGCCCGGCTTCCGATCGACTGGTACGGTGGCGCGGATCTGAGCCGCATGTACGACCTGACAGCTGCTGCTCTGGTGGGCAATTACCAGGGCACAGACATCATCATCACCCACGCCTTCTTCCCTGTCGCCCAGGCGGCGAAGAAGGCCGACGAGGACAATATTCCTCTGTTCGGATGGGCGGACGACGGCTGGCTGACGATGTGCAACAGCCCGACGGTGAACGCTGCCGATGTGGTGGCCTGGTTCCAGGACATGCGGCGCCGCGGCTTCCGGATCAAACGTGTGGGCCATGACCGAAAGTTTGCCGGCGAGGAATACTTCCCGCTCATGAAGCGGGCCGGCTTCAACGTGGTGGATCAGCCGCAGTATTTTTACCTGAAGTCTCAGGGCTTCCGCCATATCGAGAAAGCGGCGAAGGACGGGAATCTGTATTACCTGCATTCCCAGGCTTACGAATATTGCGTGAGCAACGTCCGGGCAATCGAGAAAACGGACGATGCCGTTCAATATGAAAAAATCCAGCCCCAGCACCGCATAGACCTGTTTGACGCTTCGGTTTTCGCCGTGGTGCAGATGGTCGCTGCGGAGGACAAATCCCGCAAGGCGCGTGCCTGGTGGGGTGAGGAGGAATCCACATGAGCAAGAGAAAGACGAAAGGCGGCCCGGCTCCCAGAGACCGGCCTATGGAAAAGCGCAGCCTGGTCTGGATGGGCGACTGGCCCGACGATAACAGCCTGGCCTGCGCAGGATATACCACCCTGGCGCACAATCCGGAAGTCATGACGGCGGTGGACACCATCGCCAGATTGATTGGAGCCATGACCATTCACCTGATGCAGAATACGCCCCAGGGCGATATCCGCATCCGGAACGGGCTGAGCCAGGTGGTGGACATCGCGCCCAATCGGTTCATGACCCGCTCGAACTTTATCCGATGGATCGTGCGGACCATGCTGCTGGAGGGCAACGGAAACGCCGTGGTGATGCCAGTGACGCGGAGCGGCTACCTGGAGGAGCTTGTGCCGATTCCGCCCGCTTACGTCGCCTTTGTGCCGGCGGGCCTGTGGGACTACCGGATCTCCATCAACGGAGATCAGTTCATGCCGGAGGACCTGCTGCACTTCGCGGCGAATCCCGGCGATCTGTACCCCTGGCTTGGCGCGGGCTACCGGGTGGCGCTGACAAGCGTGGCGGATAACCTGAAGCAGGCGGCGCGGACGGAGAACGGATTCATGTCCTCCAAGTGGAAACCCAGCCTGATCGTGAAGGTGGACGCCCTGACGGATGAATTTTCCAGCCCTGCCGGTCGGCAGAAACTGCTGGAAAGCTACGCCATGAGCGGCGAGGCCGGAGAGCCTTGGCTGATCCCGGCGGAGCAATTCAGCGTGGAGCAGGTTAAACCGCTGACGCTGAGCGACCTGGCTCTGAGCGAATTCGTAAAACTGGATAAGCAGACGGTGGCCTCCATCCTTGGAGTGCCGCCTTTTGTTTTGGGTGTGGGCGAGTTCCATCGTGAGGCGTGGAACAGTTTCATCTCCACCACGATCATGCCCATTGCCCAGGGAATCCAGCAGGAGCTGACCCGGAAACTGCTTTACAGCCCGGAGTTCTACTTCCGCTTCAATCCGCGCAGCTTGATGAACTATGAGTTGGACGAGCTGGTGAAAGCCGGCGCGGAGATGGTGGACCGGATCGCCATGCGCCGCAACGAGTGGCGCGACTGGATGGGCCTGCCGCCTGATCCGGATATGGACGAGCTGATCGCCCTGGAGAATTATGTCCCGGCTGATCGGCTGGGCGATCAGAAAAAACTGTCCGGGGGTGAAGAGTAATGTCCGAAATAAAAGACCTTACAGGCAGCACCTTCGGAATGTGGACGGTCATTTCTCGCGCTTCAGCTTCAGCTGACGGCAAGGCCTGGTGGCGTTGCCGCTGTCAGTGCGGAACAGTGCGTGACGTCGTCGGCAAGAGCCTGCGTTCTGGAAGATCGCGGGGCTGTGGATGTACCCGGAAGGACGCGGCTTCGGCTGCGAGCAGCAAGGCGAACACAAAACACGGGATGCACGGAACACGCCTTTATACGATCTGGCACAGCATGAAGGGACGGGTACATTGTCCGTCCACAAATGATTTTTCCCGTTACGGCGGGCGCGGCATTTCTATTTGTCCTGAATGGGAGAACGATTTCGGCTCTTTTGCCGAGTGGGCGCTCAGTCATGGATATCGTGATGATCTGACGCTTGATCGGATAGACCCCGACGGAAACTATGAGCCGCGCAATTGCCGATGGGCAACCTGGTCTGAGCAGGCCAGGAACAAAAAACGCGGAGGAGGTGAGACATGATGCTTTGCAAACGGACGGCCATGACGCGGGACGCCGATTTTCTGACCCGTGAGGCGGACGACGGCGCCCGGTACATTGAGGGCTATTTCGCCGTCTACGGAGGGACCTATCAGCTCTGGGACGATGTTTCCGAGACCATTGATCCCGGTGCCTTTGACCTGGCTGCTGACAGGGACGTGCGTGCCCTGACGAACCACGACACCACGCTGGTGCTTGGGCGGACCATGGCGGGCACTCTGGAGCTGCGCACGGACGAGCGCGGCCTGTGGGGCAGCGTTCAGATCAACGACAAGGATCAGGACGCCGTGAACCTGTATGAGCGGGTAAAACGCGGCGACGTGACCCAGTGCAGCTTCGGCTTCGACATCCTGGAGGAGCTGATCGAGAACCGGCAGGACGGCGCGACGGTGTTTCACCTTCAGCGGGTCAAGCTCTATGAAGTTTCCGTCTGTACGTTCCCGGCTTATGAAGAGACCGGAGTGCAGGCGCGGAAGGCGGAGCTGGCCGATATCAGCAAGAGAAAGCGCGACGCCTGGGCAGCGGCTACGCTGGCCCGGTTGAAAGGAGAGGAAAAACAGTAATGGCACTCAAAACCATCATGCTCCGGAAGAGCATCGAAAAGAAAAAGGCCGAGCTGGAAGCCCTGCGGGAGAAGGACGCCGAGTTCCAGACCCGCGAGGCCGAGCTGGAGGCCGCCATCGGTGAGGCTGAGACTGACGAGGAGCAGGCTGCTGTCTCCGAGCAGGTCGAAGCCTACGATACCGAACACAACGCCCATGAGGCCGCCAAGGACGGCCTGACCAGGGAGATCGAGACCCTGGAGAATGAACTGGCGGAGGAGGAACGGAAGCAGACCGTGCCTGCCCCCGCTGCGGGCAAGACGCCCGAAGAAAGGAGAGAAAAGATCCCCATGCAGAAGATCAACATCCGCAGCCTGCCCATGGGCCAGCGTGCCTTTGAGGCCCTGCCCGTCGAACAGCGCAACAGCATCCTCGCCCAGGAAGACGTGAAGGCGTTCCTGACCCAGCTCCGCAGCATGAAGGGCCAGACCCGTGCCATCTCCGGCGGCGATCTCACCATTCCCGTGGTGTTCCTGGATCTGATCGCTGAGAACATGTTCCGTTATTCCAAGCTGATGAACCGCGTCCGCATCCGCGAGGTCAGCGGCCAGGCTCGTCAGACCATCGCCGGGACCGTGCCGGAGGCCGTGTGGACCGAGATGTGCGGCAACCTGAATGAGCTGACCTTCACCTTCAACCAGGTGACCCTGGACGGCTACAAGGTCGGCGGTTTCATTCCCGTGTGCAATGCGCTCCTGGAGGACAACGACGTCAACCTGGCCAGCTGGATCATCGAGATGATGTCCGAGAGCATCGGCCTGGCAAAGGACAAGGCCATCCTCTACGGCAAGGGCAGCGCCTATAAGATGCCCATGGGCATCGTGACCCGCCTGGCCCAGGAGAGCCAGCCCGCCGACTATCCCGCCAATGCTCCTGAGTGGACGGATCTCCACACCAGCAATATCAAGAGCATCTCCGCCGATCTGACCGGCGCCAACTTCTGGGCTGCGCTCATGCAGGCCAGCGCTGCGACCTTCACCAAGTACAATCGTGGCAATATGTTCTGGGCGATGAACAGTAAGACCTATGCCCTGCTGAAGTCCAAGGCGATCACCTTCACCGCCTCCGGCGACGTGGTGGCCAACATCTTCGGCTTCCTGCCCATCGTGACCGGCGACATCGACATCCTGGAGTTCATGCCCGACAACGACATCGTGGGCGGCTACGGCGATCTGTACCTCTGGGCGCAGCGCAGCGGCATGACCATCGGCATGGATGACGTGGGCTTCACCAACCGCGTGGCCGATCAGACCCTGTTCTTCGGCAAGGAGCGTGCCGACGGCATGCCCGTTATCGCGGGTGCCTTCGTTGCCATCAACATCGCGGGCAGCACTCCCACTAAGACCATGACCTTCGCCGGCGACAAGGCCAACACCGTCAGCGGCATCTTCCTCCCCTCCGCCGCTACCGTGGCCGGGTCCGCCAGCATCCAGCTGAACGCCGTCCTGCAGCCCTATGGTGTTGAGGGCACCATCACCTGGGCCTCCGCCACCACCAGCAAGGCCACCGTCTCCAGCACCGGCCTCGTGACCGGCGTCAGCTCCGGCTCCAGCGTGATCAGCGCCACCTGCAACGGTTATACCGCGCAGTGCACCGTGACCGTGACCTGATGAAGACCCTGATCGCCATCCCCTGCGGCGATACCTGCCCCACCGACTTTCTCCGGTCTCTTTTGAGCCTGGAGATCGTCGGTGAGGCGCAGTTTACCTTTGCCCAGGGAAGCCTGGTGTACGACGCCAGGAACAAGCTGTGCAGCATCGCCATGGACGGAGGCTTCGACCGTGTGCTGTGGCTGGATTCCGACATGGTATTCCCGCGTGATCTGATGCGCCGGTTCTTCGGCTACCTGGACGCGGGTAAGGAAATGGTCTGCGGAGCTTACGCCAGCCGCAAGCCGCCTATCCAGCCCGTTGTGTATGAGGACTTCGGCTTTCACGACACAAAGCCCTGGCCGGAGCCTTATACCACTCCGGTGAAGCAGCCGCTGCCTGCGGAGATGTTCCGTGTGGCCGGCTGCGGATTCGGTGCGGTCATGCTGACCGTGGATCTGCTGCGGCGGGTGCATGACAAGTTCGGCCTGCCGTTCTCCCCTGCCGTGGGGTTTGGCGAGGATCTCAGTTTCTGCATCCGGGCGAAAGAGGTCGGCGCAGAGATCTGGTGTGATCCCGGCGTGGAGCTGGGGCACATCGGCGTTGCCTATTATCGACTGGACGAAAAGTAAGGAGGAACCGTTATGACCGATGCTCAGCTGCTGACCGCGCTGAAGACCGACCTGGGGATCACCGGCACCGGCTACGATGCGCGGCTGGATCAGGTGATCGCGTCGGCAAAAGCGGCCATCGCCAGGGAGGGCGCCGTGCTTGACCTGATGAATTATGAAGACTGCCAGATCGTCATCATGTATGCCGGCTGGCTGTGGCGCCGGCGCGATACCATGGAGGGCATGCCCCGCATGCTGCGCTGGGCGCTGAACAACAAGGTGTTCTCCGGAAAGATGGTGACGGCGGATGATGCTTGACGCTACGGCGAAGCTGATCGCCGTCACCTACACCGGGACCCTTGGCACGATGAAGCGGACGGAGACGCCCACGGATATCTTCTGCCAGATCGGAAGCGTGAACCGGACGGAGTATTACGCGGCATATAATTCCGGATTCAAGCCGGAATACCGCGTCACGACGGACCCGGTGAACTATTCCGGCCAGGGCATTATCGACCTGGATCTGGCGGAGGGGACGGTCCGCTGCGACATCTACCGGACCTATCGCAAGAGCATGGATGTGCTGGAGCTGTGGTGCGTGCGGAAGAATGCTGCGGCGGAGCAGACCTTCACGCTATGGACCGGCGACAAGCGGGTTGTGCTGTTCGGGGCTTACCTGACCGGAAGCGATGCAAACGAGCGGACCGAGACCGGGAAGATCGCCACGGACAGCGTGACGCTGGTGCTGCCTCAGTCTTTGCAGGCATATTCGGGAACGACGCCGGTGAGTTACTGCAGGCCGAAGGCTTACGCGCTGCTGGCCACGGCGGACAAGGCCACGCACTTCACCATTGATTCCGGATCGTTTTTCGCCATGGGAGACATCACGCCCGCAGCCGGGTCCAAATACCAGGATATCAACGGCACTTATGACGACGTTTACCGGGTGCAGGCCGTCACCAGGCGGAACACCGGCAAGCCGGACACGGAATACCTGGAGGTGACCGGTCGGTGATCCTGAAGACAAAGATCAGTACCAAGATAAATCCGGAGGTCCTTACCAGAAAATGCACCAGAGCCGAGCATGCCGTGGCAGTGCAGGCGGAGCGGGACAGCCGTCCCTATATTCCCAGCAATACCGGAAGGCTGCGCAGCTCCGGAAAGGTGTACGGTAACACCATCGTGTGGAATCTGCCGTATGCCCGCGAGATGTACTTCGGCCACCTGCATGTAGACCAGGACCGGAAGATCGCCGGTTTTCTGACGAAGCAGGGATGGCGTTCCTACTCCCAAAAGAAGAAGATCCGCAGTGAGCGGAAATTCCACTACAAGACCGGCGGAGATCAGTGGTTCACGAAAGCAAAGAGAGCCAACCTTACCCGCTGGATGAAGATAGCGCAAAGGGGGATCAATCGTGGCTGAATTGTTGGCTGCCAAAAGCGCCATGAGCGCGGTCCGGTCTGTCCGGACCTGGCTGAACGCCTGCACGGAGCTTCCGAGCGGGATGACCGTCAGCTTTGAGGATCTTCCGGAGAACGACGTCGGTATCTGCCTCAGTACGGAGCAGGCCCCGGTTTATGCCGCCAGGTACATCGCCGGCGGCTACCGTGCCCAGTATGACTTCCGGATCATTTACCGCGTCCTTCCTTCCGACGACGGGGACATGCTGAATGCGGTGGAGGATCTGACGGACATCTGCGCGTGGTGCGAGACGACGGCACCGCCTAACCTGGATAACGCCGTCAATGAGAAAATTACAAGAACGAGCGACGTGGCCGTGCTGGCCGTCTATGAGGATGGGACCAGCGATTACGGCGCGTCGCTGACCCTTACGTGGGAGGTATTTTAATCTATGCCTGAAATCACTTTCAACACCGGCAGCGGGAAAACCATCAAGAGAGAGCTGCTGGTGGCCTATCTGAACACCAGCACGACCAGCACGGCGGTCTGGTCTCCCCTGGGAAAGCGGGTCACGGACTCCGAGCAGTCTTATGACTGGAGCGAGGACAGCTCCCAGGACATCCTGGGCAACACCTGGTCTACGATGAAGAAACCCGTGGTCAGTCAGGACTTCGATCCCTATGATCTGGACGGCGGTGACGTCGCGGCCCTCAAGATCTGGAATATGGCTGTTAAGGACCAGGACTATGTGTCCCTGGCTGCCCAGGACATGCTGATCGTCCATCTTTACGCCGGCACTGCCGACACGGCCATGTTCGCGGAAAGGTATTCCGCCTGCAGCATCCGGCCCAGCTCCCTGGGCGGCGAAGGCGGCGGCAATCTTGGCATGCCCATCAGCGTGACTTACGGCGGCACCCGGACCACCGGTACTGCGTCGGTGAGTACTGCGGGCGTCGTGACCTTCAGCGCAGGCTGATTGGAAGGGGGTGACATTGGTGCAGCTCAACATTGATACCGGTGTAAAAACCATCGACATCTACCGAAACGGCGAACAGGTCGGCGTGGTGAAGTTTTCCCTGTCTGACCCGGCGTTGCTGAAGCGGCTCCGGGAGGTCTCTACCAAATCTGAGGAGATTCAGAAGAACAGCCGTCTGGACGCCATGACGGATCTGGACGAACAGCTGGACGAGGCCACCAGGATCGACAAGGAAATGCGGGATCTGCTGGACTGGGCCTTTGCCGCTCCCGTTTCCGACGTTGTGTTCGGGAATTCCTTCTGCTTCACGACTTCCGGCGGCGTGACGGCCCTGGAGCAGTTCCTGGCCGGCGTGACGCCGCTCATTGAGGATGCCTTCAAGACAGAAGTGCAGGCCGCCGACGAGCGCCGGAAAAAGTATCTGGACAAATACAGAAAATGATCGAGTACGACCTGCCGACCGCCGTGACGGTGGACGGAAAGGATTACGCGGTGAGGACGGACTTCCGGGCCATTCTGGACATCATTGTGGCCCTGCAGGACCCCGATCTCACCGACGAGGACCGGGCAGCGGTGGCGCTGGGCATCTTTTATGAGGACGCCCTTCCTGCGGATCTGCAGGAGGCGCTCAACCGCTGCTTTTGGTTTATTTCCGGGGGCGGCGAGGAAAAGCATTCCGACAAGCCCGCCCCCAGGCTGGTGGACTGGGAGAAAGATTTCCGGTGGATCGCCTCTCCCATCAGCCACATGCTGGGACATGATCTCCGCGCAGTCAAAATGCACTGGTGGACGTTCCTGGCCTATTACTATGAGATCGGGGACTGCACCTTCGCTCAGATCGTGCGCATCCGCAGCGCCAAGGCCCAGGGCAAAAAGCTGGACAAAGCAGACCGTGAGTGGCTGCGGAAGAATGAGGACCTGGTCTATATTGAGCAGAAATATTCGCAGGAAGAGGAAAACCTGCTTGAACAATGGACGAAAGGAGGCGGGATAGATGCCGAGTAATGTGGGCGGTGTTTCCGTCAAGGTCAACATCGACGACGGTGACGCCCAGAAGGACGTTGCCAGCTTTATGGACAAACTGAAGGCGGGAATTCGAGCTGCTGCCACAGCGTTTCAAGCGCTGGGACGTGCGGCCACGCAGTTCGTTTCCGGGCTTCTGTCCGGCGCGGCACGGTACGGCCTCCAGGCATTCCGGAATTATTTCTTTGATATCGTGAAAAGCATGCCCCAGGTGCAGCAGGCCATCGCGGAGATCAAGGGTAACCTCATGACCGCTGTGCAGCCCATTGTTGAGCGGCTGATCCCGGCTTTTCAGACGCTTCTGGACATCCTGATCCAGGTATCCGCCGTCCTGGCGGATATCGTGGCGAAGATCTTCGGGACTACGGCGGCGTCCGCCAGAGAGAGCGCTGAAGCGCTGAACAGCCAGGCAAAGGCATATAAGACCGCAGGCAGCGCGGCGAAGAAGGCCAGCCGGCAGCTGGCGTCTTTTGACCAGCTCAATGTGCTGAACAACAATTCGTCCTCCGGAGGCGGCGCGACTTCCGCCCTGTCCGGAATGGCTCCGAAATTCAGCGGCGGATTCATTTCCGAGATGGAGGACAAGATCGGCGCCCTGGAGCTGCTTCTTGGTGAAGCCTTCCTGGTACTGGGCGCGATCCTGCTGTTTTCTGGCGTCAATATCCCTCTGGGCATCGCCTTGATCGCTCTGGGTGCCGCATCCATCGTGGCGGCTGCCGGACTGGACTGGGAAGCGCTGAAAACACAGATGGAAGGGCCTATCGGAAAAATCTTCACGCTGGTGGCCGCGGCTGCTCTGGTCCTTGGTGCGATTCTGACTTTCTCCGGAGCTAACCTGCCTCTGGGTATTGCTCTTATGGTGATCGGAGCTGCGGGACTGGCCACAGCGCTTGCGCTGAACTGGGATAAAATCAAGGAAGAACTGACCGGCCCCATGGCGGGTATCTACGCGATTCTGTCCGTCGCTCTGCTGGTAATCGGCGCGATCCTGGTCTTTTCCGGCATCAGCCTTCCGCTTGGAATTGCGCTCATGGCCGCCGGCGCTGCCGGATTGGTGGCCGTAACGGCCCTGAACTGGGATAAGATTAAAGAAGAGCTGACCGGGCCGATGGCGAGGATCTACGCCATCGTTTCCGCTGCGGTTCTGGTAATCGGTGCGATCCTGGTATTCTCCGGGATCTCTCTGCCGTTGGGCATCGCTCTGATGGCTGCCGGCGCGGTTGGTCTGGCTGCTGTGGTTGCCCTGAACTGGGACAAGGTGAAAAACGCGATCAAAGGCCAGTTCGGCGGCATTATGGCATTGATCTCTGCCGGGCTTCTGGTGTTGGGTATCATCCTCACCATCGCCGGCGTGCTGCCTCTTGGCATCGCGCTGATCGTGGCCGGAGCTGCCGGGCTTGTGACTGTGACCGCGCTGAATTGGGACGCCATCAAACAGAAGATCGTGGACGTCTGGAACAGCATTCGTACCTGGTGGGAGTTTAACGTGGCGCCGATTTTTACTGTTCAATGGTGGGCGGATAAGTTCTCCAGTATCAGCGATGGTTTGAAGCAGAAAGTTACCGATGGAATCAACATCGCTATCGACCTGTTTAACCGCTTTATCGACTGGGTAAACGAGCGGCTGAACATCAGCTGGAAGGGCCTGAGCCTTTTCGGGACGGAGGTCATTTCTTCCGGCAGTTACCAGCTGGTGACGCTGCCGCGCATCCCACGCCTGGCGCAAGGCGCGGTGATCCCTCCGAACCGGGAATTCATGGCTGTCCTGGGCGATCAGAAGTCCGGGACGAACATTGAGACGCCGCTGGCGACCATGATCGATGCTTTCCGCCAGGCGTTGACGGAGGGCGGCTACGGCGACGCCGTGGTGAACCTTTACTTGGACGGAGAGAAGGTGGCCAGCAACACCATCAAACACATCAATCGCAGCGCACGCGCCGGAGGGAGGCTTGGGATCGTATGAGCAGCACGGTTTTGAAGATCCAGAACGGCACCAGCTGGCATGACTACTCCAGCATGGTGAAGCTGTCCGGTCTTGCCTGGAAGCGGAACGACCTGGATGCCGAAGGCTCCGGACGCACACTTGACGGCAAAATGCACCGAGCCAGGATCACGGACAAGCGGACCCTGGAATTCGCGCTCATGCCGGACCGGCAGAGCAAATACGCCGACCTGGACACGGATCTGCAGCAGCCTCAGTTTCAGGCGCAGTATTCAGATCTGCACGGCACCCTGACAAAGACATTTTATTGCTCTAGTTTCAGCGCGACGCTGGATCTTGACATCAACGACACCAGAGAGTGGTCCGGCGGTAGCTTTACCCTGATCGAGGTGTGAACTATGCAGATAACCTCCGCGCTCTACAAAACTATATTTGCGGACCCGGCTCACGTCGTAGAGTGGAAGATCACCGTTAACGGAACGGATTACACCGGGGATAAGATCGCGGCAGCTTCCGGCGGAGGTGACAGCCGCCCGAAGCTGGGCCGCGCATTGATGTCCGGATCTGAGCCGACCGTTGGCGAATGCATTGCTGCCACCTTCAGCTGCGCAATCTTCGAGGCTTCCAGCGCCGTGCCGCGCATGGCCACGGTGGTTCCGTCTTATCGGCTGGTCCTGGGATCGAGCGTGAGCGAGTGGATCACCCTGGGCACGTTTTATATCGACGTCCGCCAGGTGGATAAGGAGAGCGGCGCTCTGCAGCTGAATTGCTACGACCGCATGCTGGTGGCCGACGGCGCCGGCGGCGCGACTTATGCGGATCTGACCGGATTCGATGAGTGGCCGCAGAGTATGTCTGCCGTGGCTGCGGAGATCGCGTCTATTATGGGCATCAGCGTGGACGCCAGAACGAGCATCCACACCGGCACCGGCTATATGGTGGACTATCCTAACGATTACTCCATGCGCGAGGTCCTGGGCTTTATCGCAGCGGCCCACGCAGGGAATTGGACGATCACTCCTGCCAATACCCTGCGTCTGGTGCCGCTGACCGGCGGGACCGACACGCTGAACGTGGGCGCAGCTGCGGCTGGGCTTCGGACGTCGCCTGCGCTATCCTCCTGGACCGGCGTCACCGTTTACTGGGCCGACGAGGAGGCTTACGATTCCGGAAGTGATTCCGGACGGGTGCTGACCTGCGACTGCCCCTGGGCGACGCAGGACACGGCAGATGATATGCTGTCTGCGCTGTCTGGCAGCGCATATCAGCCCTATAATGCCGACGGTGCGATCATAGACCTTGCCCTTGAGCTGGGCGACGTTGTGACCGTGGGCATGCCAAACGATACTGTTACCGGGCCGGTGATGGACATCAACATCTCCGGCGGCGCCCTGGAGCAGGCGGATATCATGGCGCCAGGCGAAGACGAGATCGATCACGAATATCCTTATGCGTCCTACATCGACCGAAGCCTCAAGCGCAAGGTGGGGCTGAATACGCCTTACTATGGCGTGACCATTAGCCGTCAGAAGGGCCTTGAAATCAAGCGCACAGACGGTGCTTCTGAAGCCCTGTTCAACTCCGATGTGTTCCAGATGTCTGCCCTGATTAACGGCGTAATGACCCCGCGCATCTACTTCGATCCTGTTAAAGGTGACTACGTTTTTGACGGTGCTTTGGGGGCAGATGCCGTCTTCACCGACTCCCTCTACGCCGAACAGGGTGACATTGCCGAACTGACGGTGGACAGGCTGAGTACAAGCAGACGGGTCAGGCTATACAACCTCCGAAACACGGGTGATGACAACTACCTTGAAATCCAAGACAACTACCTTCGCTTGATTACTGGCACGGTCATCTATGAGTCTGGTAGTCCCCTGACCGAACAGGCCACCAACCGCTACGGACAACCTTTGTACTGGTCTGAAATCCCAGACTCTATCAACGCACAGGGATATCCTCTGGACGAGGACGGCAATCAGATTTATGCCACTACGGACATTCCGACTCCCGGTGAAGGGGAAACGGTTGATCAGTATAAGGTGATGGTTTATCAGTACACCGAACTGACCAAGGCCAGCTTTGAATTCCAAAACGAATCAGGAACATATGTGCCTGTGCTGACAATGGGAGCGGGAGATAATCAAGGGTATACACAGGGCATCCTGCACAAGTCGGCAAACAGCTTCGACATAGACTTTACCGATTCCAACGGGGACGAAATGGGGGTCAGAATGTGGTCTGCCGGATATATGGACTTGTACGGCCTCCGCAAGCCGACATCTCTGGATTTCTCCGGCTGGGATGCCGGGTATTTTACCGAGAATCTGGACGGAAACATCACAAATGGTTTTGTGGTGGACTTCGACTCTCAGGACAGGCCCCATCGGATTACGGACGGGGCTGGTCATGAAACGATTATTTACTGGCCTTCGACATGAGTAGAGAATTACCATATGACAGGGACAGCTTTCTTGCTGGCTTTGTGATCGGCAGGATGCTGTGGAAACCTTTAACCGTTGACCCGGATGAAGTGGTTAGAGCTGTTGAAGCGTTGCTGGAAGAACAGGAAGAAAGCGAGGAGGAAGAATGATTTTTGACAAGCAAAGTTTCCTCGCTGGTCTACATACAGGTTTGAGGCTTGGGCGTGACCCGATAGGCAGAAACCCACCGCCTCCTCATGGACGGTATATCTGGACGGAAACCAAAAAGATTATAATCACAGAAACCGATGTTATCCCAGATATTTTTATATACGAGGGGAACGTGGTTTATCCTGCTTTCAGCGTTCTTGATCATGACGTACAATATGGGTGGGAAACTTCAATAACTAGGGTAGATACTAATGGGCAGGAAATACCGACAAGGTTTAAATATACATGGTATAGCCCTGATCCATCATCTGGTTATGGCCCCGCAACATGGGAATTACTTGCTTTTTCAACTGATTCAAGTGAACTCGCTGATAATGCAGAATATAAATTCAGATATGTTGGGCCAGAAGGGCAAGGGAGGAATCTACGGGCTGCTATTAGTTTCGTAAAGAGCAGATCATATCCAAATGTTGAACAACACGGGGGTTATTATACGCTTAGATTGAATCGCTACTATATATATACTTCCTGGGTGTTTCCAGAATTTCCGGGCGGGCAACTTTCGATTCCGTATAGTTATGAAGATGCCATAACAGCAATAGAAAATGCCAGCCCTGAACCATTCATTACAGAATAGGCGGTGAGAAAATGCCGATAAATGAAGAACACGTTACAGGGGTAAAGATACACACATTTCCAAAAGAAACCGTTGAAAACGACGCTCTGGTTACAGGACTAAAGACTGTGAACGGTGTCTTGACAAATGTAAATTTCACTTTTGCGACAATCCTGCTCTGGTTCCGGCAAAACGTATTGTCCCTTTTTATCCCATCGACCGCAAAAGGAGCGGCAGATGGGGTAGCGGAACTGGACGCAAACGGTAAGGTTCCGGCTACCCAAATTGATCTGAGTAGTAAGCAAGACACAATCACCGCATCTGGAATTCTCAAAGGGGACGGAAACGGGTGCGTATCCGCAGCGGTTTCCGGGACAGACTACCAAGCCCCACTTACGGCGGGAACGGACTACGCTACCCCCGGAATGATCCCCAGCGTACCGGCGGCGTCCACGGTCGCTCCTCCGATGGACGGGACGGCGGCTCCGGGGACCAGCCTGAACTACGCAAGGGAGGACCACGTCCACCCCAGCGACACGGGGAAGCAGGACGCGCTGACCTTCGACAATGCCCCGGCCCACGGAAGCGGGAACCCGGTCACAGGAGGCGGGATTTACGATGCCATTACCGCTGTACCTCCGTGGTACGGAGGGGTAGACCTCACATCTGTATTTTCATCTGAGATTGCCGCCTCCCCCTACAACGGTGACCCTTGGGCGTGGATTAAAGGAAGGATTACGGATGGGGATTGGACGGGGTTGCACATCGGGGATTATATCCCCTTCACCACCACGGAAACCACGCCGCAGACGCTCAATGCTCAGATCATGGGGATTGATACCTACACCGGGTACGGAGATACTATGGTGGGGCATCACATTGATTGGTGCTGTAAAGAGTTGTGGGGGACGAGGCATCCTGCAAATCCCGTGAATTTTAACAATGGGACGAAGTTTGGGGATGCCGCCGCTACGGAGTACCCTTGGCTTGCAAGTGACCTCTATCTTTACCTCAACAGTCTGTCCGGGACGGTTGCATCTGCGACATCTGTTGGCGGTGGTACAGGGACGGCGAAGAATTATACTTCCGGCGGCGTGTACTACTATCTCCCGTCTGCCCTCAAAGCGCAGATTGTTGAGAAGAGGGCGTATCTGCCTAAACGGTATAACGCATCAAGCCTCCTTTCTGATGACAACGCCGGAGGCTGGACGAACATCGGCAAACTGTGGCTCCCGTCTGAGTGCGAGGTTTACGGCTCTCCATGCTGGGGAGGCAAGGGCAGCTATGCGACAATGGGAAATAGCATCCAGTATCCGCTTTTCGCTTGCAATATGAACCGTGTCAAGAAAAGGAGCGGTAGCCGCGACTCCTGGTGGCTGCTATCCGCTTCCTCATACGACACGATGAACTTTTGCCGTGTCACCAACTACGGCAGTGCCGCCTTATACAACGCTTCCGGCACCGTCCTTGCCGCGCCCGTCTGCTTCCGCATCGCATAAGGAGGGACTACATGGACAGAGAACATCTCGAAATGGAAATCAACGCCATGCACCAGTTGCTTGCCGGGACGGATTATAAAGCTATTCAGTTGACGGAAAGTCTTGTCAGTACCATGTCGGACGCGACGGCGCTGAACTTCATCACTAAGTATCTGAGCTGGCTCCACGATGCCATCACGGACTACGGGGAGACCATCCGACAGAGAGCAGAGTGGCGAAGGAAGCTGAAAGAATATGAGGCCGCGCTTGCGGCGATGGGAGACGAAGATGAGTCTGAGTAAAGTGATCGAGATCGCCCGCCTGGAACTGGGCGTCACGGAGAATCCTCCAGGCAGCAACCGGGTGAAATACTGGGACAAGTACGATCCGAAGATGCAGGGCCAGCCCTGGTGCGTGGCGTTCCTCTGGTGGGTCTTCCAGGAGGCCGGGGAGCGGATGGCGTTCTTTGGTGGGGGCAAGACGGCATCCTGTTCCATGCTTCTGCGGTGGTATAAGGAGCAAGGCCTGACCGTGCCTGTGGAGGATGTGCAGGTGGGGGATATAGTCCTGCTCAATTTCCACGGCGGCAAAGACCCGGAGCATTGTGGGCTGGTGACTGAGGTAAACAGATGGGCTGTGACAAGAGAACTTATGCAGATACAGACCATTGAAGGGAATACCAGCGTAAACGGTAGTCAGGATAATGGCGGTATGGTAGCCGAAAAGACCAGATATCCCGGAAACCTTGTTGCCGTCTGCCGTCCCACCTACACCCCTGACCCCCAGCCTGTGGACGATGTGAGTGGGCATTGGTTCACCCCCTCTGTGGAATGGGCAAGGGAGAAGGGGTTAATCAAAAACTATCCTGATGGGTCCTTTAAGCCTAATCAGCCTATCACACGGGCAGAGGCTTGCGTGATGCTGGAGAGGTTTTATCAGCTGTTATGGGAGGATGATATGAGATGAAGAAGTTTCTGAAAGCAGCCGCCATTCGTGCGATGAGGACTATCGCGCAGACGGCGGTTGCCATGATCGGCACGTCGCTCGTTCTGTCTGACGTGAATTGGGCTGCGGTGGCAAGTGCCTCCGTCCTCGCCGGGATTCTGTCCCTCTTGACCAGCGTGGCCACGGGCCTGCCGGAGGTGCCGAAAGATGAGTGAGGTCACGCGGGAGGAGTTTGATAAACTCCAGGCCCAGGTTGCGGAAAACACCGCCCGGCTGCATGACGGAGACATTGCAATGACAAAGCTGGATATGCGGTTGCAGAGCATCGAGGCCAAGCTGGAGGAGGCCGTCACCGGAGTTAAGGCCCTCCAGGAAAAACCGGCCAAACGCTGGGAGAGCATATCCGGGACCGTCGTCTCCTGGGTTGTCACCGCGCTGCTGGCCTACATAGCCGTCAAGATTGGTCTGGCATGAGTAGTAACAGGAGTAGCAACGCGCGGAAATTCGGCACTATTTAAGGCCATTCCATCCCAAATAAAAAACATTATAAAAAGCCCGCAGAGCCTTGTATTATAAAGCTCTGCGGGCTTTTTCGTTTGGTCCGAGTGACTGGATTCGAACCAGCGGCCTCTTGAACCCCATTCAAATGCAAACGTGCCATAGACGACCATATACCGTGATTCTGGATTTTTGGAGTAGTAACGGAGTAGCAACACGAATCAAATCGCATCGGTGATCTTCCGCAGATCCTCCAGGGCAACGTCCTGGTAATGCCGGAGCATTTCTTCGGAGGAGTGACCGATCAGCTCCAGCTTGTCCTTATCCGCGCCCTGGACGCGCTTGATCAGGGTGGCGAAGGTGTGCCGGCAGCTGTGCGGTGTGATCCGGTGCCTCTGTACGCCGCCGGCGACCTCCACGATGGGATTGTCGATGCCGCAGGCGTCCAGGGCTGGATAGAACACGACCTCGCTCCACCGTTTCAGGCTGGGCCACTCTCCGCAAAGAGGGCCGCCCTGCGCCGCACAGCGGGCCACCAGGGGCGCGATCTTGGGGGATAGGGTAACTATTCTATTTTTCCCCGCGTCCGTCTTGGCGCCTCCTGTGAGCGTCTGTGTGGTCGCATTGTAGCTGTCAGCGGTGAGGGCCAGGTATTCCGAAGGCCGGAAGCCGGTGTAACACATGATTAGGATGTGATCCACGCCCGAGACCGTGTCCGCATACTTCCACAGCCTGGCCAGCTCAAGCTCCGTGAGGGCGTCCCGGTGGGCGGCTCCGTCACCGCTGACTGTGAGGTATTGTGCCAGGTTCAGCCCATCGCCGGTGAGATGGCGGGGGATGGCGTATTTGTACATGAGGCCGGCGCAGGCCCGCATGTTTTCCTTTGTCCGCCGGCCCTTCGGACATTCGTCCAGGCAGTCCTGGAGATCGTCCACGTCCACGTCCGGGAAGGGCACGGTGAACAGCGGCCCGAAGTACCGGATCGCGGCCCGGTAGCAATCCAGGGTGGACTTCCCCGCTTTGTGTGTCGGCAGCCACGCGTCGAACACCTGCCAGAAGGTCATGGACTTCCGCTGGCGGACCTTCGGTGATTCCTTCAGGCCGGGGAGCGCCGCGATGGCGTCCTTCTTCGTGGTGAACACCTGGGAGCGTGTGTGGCGCCTGGTGCGGCCCTGATCGTCCAGGTAATACCCTGATACCACTACCGCCTTATACTTCCCAGAGGGGAGCTTGTACACGCTGCCCTGACCGTTGCCCCGCTTGTGTTTCACAGGCGGGGCTTTTTCCTGTTTCCAGCCGCAGGCACCGCAGAAGGGAAGATCCGGCACCTGGGCGCCGCATTTGACGCAGATCATGGCTGGATCTGCACGCCGCTGATCCGGGAGATTTCGTCCAGGCTCTCCCTGTCCGCGACCACGACGTCAAACTTCACGGTCTGGATCTCGCTGATGCTCTCGATGCTGAGCTGGGAATAGCTGATGATAAACGGATTTCGGGATGTCTTGCCCGGCATGATATAGGTGGGCAGGCCGGACAGGAAAGACGTCAGCTGTTCGTCGTTGACTGAGCCTTTGTCCAGGTATACCCAGATCTCTTTGCTCCATTTATTCGTCATGGCCAGCTGCAGGTAGACCACGCCCTGGATGGACGGTTCCTCATAGAGTTTCTCAAATGTTACTGTGATATAGTCATTCGATGCCAATGCACTCACCTCTGGCGCCTGTGATTCAGCGGGGGCTGCCGAAGCGGACGCCGGCGTCGCCTTTGCCGCCGGAGCCGGCGTGGAAGTTTCTCCGGAGCCGCCGCCCATGGAGCTGACCACGATGGCCGTGAAGGCCACGACCAGGATGATCAGAATGATGCCAATTGCAGCCGGGAGTTTCTTTTTTTTCTTCATCTGGGCCTCCTTTTCGTCCGATTCGCAGTAGTAGATTTAATAGAAAATAAGCCTATTGAAACAGCGTCTAAATGAGGGTCAAATATAGGGAAAAACCAGATTTGACGCCCCACATCTAGTGGTTGCGCTTTTCGCCTCCACCATATATACTTATAGCAGAAAAATAAAGGTCCAAGGAGGGATTCATATATGCCGCCCGAATATGATAAGCTGCCGCCGGAAGAGAAGAAAAAAATTGACCGTCTTATTTACCTTCTTTGGAAGAAAGCCGGAGGATCATTGAATCGACCATTGCCCGATCTTCCTCGTTCAGAGCAAAATAAAGATTGACCATTCCACGCCCGCTGGCATCCGCGCCGGCGGGCGCGTCTTTTTTCGGCAGCAGCCGGTCCATGTTTACGTTGAAGAAGTCAGCGATCCTCTCCAGGGTCTCGAAATCAGGCTCTCGCAGGCCGGATTCATACATGGAAACCGCAGATCTGGAGATTTTCAGGCGTTTGGCCAGTTCAGCCTGGGAAAGGCCGTCTTGCAGTCTTAGGGATCTCAGTTCGTCCTTAAATGCCACGTTTAACCACCTCGTTCCACAGCATACCACATATTGTGGCATTTTACTAGAAAAAATTTACGGAACGTGTTGACACGATTTGTGGCAGGTGCTATTATTGACACGATACGTGGCATCACACTTTTGAGAGGAGGCACGAACATGACGATCAAGGAGCTGAAGCGCGGGGATTTCTTCACGAAGAAGGCCATCGAATACCCGACGGAATCCCAGGTCTGGGTGCGGGGTGAGTATGACCGGAGCAGCCGGAAGTATGAGTGCCACCGCTGGGATGATGTGAATCGCATTTGCCTGATGAAGGCCGACGCCCAGGTCTTTACGGACCTGCTCTTTTAAGGGGAGGAACGGGAATGGCGAAAACCTACTTTTTCAGCGTCCGGAAGCACGCCCACGACATCGAGTTTTACCGCAACCGTCTTTTCAACACCATGAAGGACATGGAAAGCGGAGAGATCCCGATGGACAAAAAGCGCTATGACCGCATATATGCCATGTACAACGGTCCTCTGGAGGACCTTTACAACGCGGTTTGCTTCAATACCCGCGACGGGATCACGGCGCAGCTCACAGGTCCCCAGATCGCCCTGGCGCAGAAGATCGTGGCGTGGGCGGCGGAGCAGCGCGCCGGCGCTCTGATCCGGGCAGGCAAGACGCAATACCTGCAGTATGTTTGAGAGGGGGTGAGAATTTGAAAACAGCAGAGCAGATCGGGCAGGACCTCCGGAACCTCCGGGGGACCCGTTCCCGCAGTCAGGTCGCCCGCGAGCTGGGTATCAGCGAATCCGCGATCATTTCTTATGAATCCGGTGAGCGGACGCCCAGAGATGAACTCAAGGTCACGCTGGCCGCATACTTCGGCGTGACCGTGGGATTTCTTTTTTTTGGAGAGGGGTGCCACGAATCGTGACATTGAGTGAGATCAAAAACACGGATAAACCGATGCTGCTGCCTGCGGAGGTTGCACCAGTTCTTGGGTGTGACGCCCACAGCATCCGCATCCAGGCAAGGCAGGCTCCGGATCTGCTGGGCTTTCCGGTGGTCGTGATCGGTAACCGGACCCTGATCCCGCGCAGGCCGTTCCTGGCCTATATCGGAGAGGAGGAAACACAATGACAATTCGCACGAAACGGACGATCTGCCGGGTGCTGGGCTTCCTGGCCCTGCTGGCGGTGATCTTCATCGTCGGCGGCACAGAAAGAGGCTGGCTTCCCATGACCGCCATGTGGTGGGCGTTCCTGCTGGAGCTGGTGGGGGCGGCCCTGCTGTGGAAGGGCGGTGTGATCCGTGTCAGGTGATTACATCAGCCGAGAAGCGGCAAAGGATGAGATGTGCGAACGCTGCACAGACGTCCTGATGTGTACCAGAAGCGACAACGATTGCCCGATAAAGAGAGGTCTGAACTCCATCCCCGCCGCCGATGTGGTGGAGGTGAGGCGTAAGTTGCAAAGCCCACGCTGGATTCCCGTGACGGAGCGGTTGCCGGAGGAGGACGGAATGTATCTGGTACACGGAAAATGGTCGGCATCTGGCAGAAAAGTAACCGATACTTGTGAGTTTTACGTCCACGATGGTTATTTCCGTGCGGCATGGAACTTTGATGTCACCCACTGGATGCCGCTCCCGGAGCCGCCGAAGGAGGAGCAACGATGATACCCGCGCCGGTGATGCACGTCCTGGCGACCATGGCCCTGCTGTGCAGCCTGAGCCTGGAGCCGGTGAAGCCGATACTGCCTGAGCCTATGCCGCCTGCCATGACCGTCGGGGCGGTGCTGACAGCGCCGGAGCCTGATCTGGTGGAAATGCTTGCCTGCGGAATCTACCAGGAGGCCGGGGGCGACGAGTGCAGCGACGACACACGCCGCAAGGTGGGGGACGTGATGCTCAATCGTGTGGAGGACAGCCGATTCCCTGACACGCTGGAAGCGGTGCTGACCGCGCCGGGGCAATATGGGCGATTCTCCAAGACCGGGATCGTCTGGCCGGAGCGGGCCAAAAATCCTGGGGAGAAACACGCGGTAGAGCGGGCCTACCGGATCGCGTCGGAACTTCTGAGCGGACAGCACAGTGAGCTTTTCGGCCAGGGCTATGTCTGGCAGGCTGAGTTTGAACAAGGCACGGACGGCTTCTGGCAGGACGGGCTTTATTTCGGGAGGTGAGCATGAAGAAGCGGATCATCCGAGTGTTCTGCCGCCAGACGTCCTACACTCCGACGGACGAATATGCCTTCGTCGGATCGCCACCCGGACTGTTCATCCCGGAACACGACGAGGTCCACATCAGCTGTACCTTCACATGGGACAAACCGCTGGCGGAGGCGCTGGCCTTCCAGTGGGAGGGCGTGACCAACAAGCCGGTGAAGCTGGGCAGGCCTGCCTACGGATCACCGGCGGAGGAGTTCACGCCGGGGCTGTACGTCCGGAAGGGGATCACGTTCACTTCCAGGGGATGCAACAACGCATGCCCGTGGTGCATGGTCCACCGGGTGGAGGGACCGCTGAAGGAGATCCCCATCACGCCGGGGAACATCATCCAGGACAACAACTTCCTGCAGTGCTCCCGGGCGCATCAGGACAAGGTATTCGACATGCTGCGGACGCAGAGGAACATCTCTTTCCGGGGAGGCCTGGAAACGGATCTGATCGATGACCGCTTTGTGGAGGCGGTACGGGGCCTGCGGATCGGAGAGTTGTGGCTAGCCTGCGACACGGACGCCCAGCTGCCTGCCTTCCGGAAAGCCTGCGAAAAGCTGGTGAAGGCGGGGTTCACCCAGCACCAGATCAAATGCTACAGCCTGATCGGACATGATATGGAGGCCGAGGAGCAGCGCAATCGGGAAATTTTCCGCTGCGGGGCGATGCCTTTCTCCCAGCTGGAGCGGGACTTCACGGAGACAAAGACGGAATACAGCGCCGCATGGAAGGCATTTGAGCGGACTTGGCAGAGGCCGGCGGTGGCTGTGGCGCACATGAGAGAGCTTGATGGTCCCTTTTTGGGGAGGAGGTAGATATGGGAAAGACCGTTTTTGACATCATGGAGGAAGAGAACGCCGCCGCGAACATAGAGAAGTTCCGTCAGTTCCGCCTGATGCCCTACGAATACAAGGTCTATCACGCGGAGGATGTGGCGGAGGCTTACCTGAGGGAGTGCATCGAGCGGGGCCTGAACGTTCACGTTTCCGTGGGCGGCCTGGACAGCATCACGCTTCTGGTGTTCCTTCGGGATCTGGGAGAACGGCACAACATCCCAGAGCTGAGCGACGTTGCCTCCGTCAGCGTTTCCTCATTAGAGGACAAAAGCATCCAGGCCGTCCATAAAGCCCTGGGCGTGGAAACCGTCAGGCCTCTGAAAGCGAAGGTGGAGGTCCTTCAGCAGTTCGGCTTTCCGGTACTGTCGAAGGAGATCGCCGCGAAGATTGAGCTGCTCCAGAATCCCAGTGAGAAAAATAAAACCGTCCGCCATGCCATCATCACCGGCGAGACCGGAGAATACGGCGGTAATCAGACCGATTCAAGAATGAAGCTATCCCAGCGCTGGCTGGAGAAGTTCGGCGGATATGAAAACGAAACCGAGGGCGTCAATTATGGCTGTCCGCCCTTCAAGGTTTCCTCCAAGTGCTGCTATTACCTAAAAGAGCGGCCCTGCGACGACTGGGCCAAGGCGCACAACAGCGTTCCCTTCCTTGGCCTCATGGCCTCCGAAGGCGGACGCAGGGCAAAGGCCCTGATGCTTCACGGATGCAATTACTTCGGGAAATCCACGATCCGCAGCTGCCCATTTGCGATCTTCGACCGCCAGGACATCCTGCAGCTGGCCTTGGATCTGAACGTTCCGGTCCCAGCTATATACGGCGAGATCGTCCGCGATCCGGACGGCACGCTGCGGACCACCAAAGCGCAGCGGACCGGATGTTCCATGTGCGGTTTCGGAATTCACATGGAAAAGCGCCCACACCGCTTCGATCAGCTGCGGGAAACGAATCCGAAGGAATGGGACTTCTGGATGCGGCGCTGCGTCACAGACCCGGAGACCGGTGAGAAATTCGGCTGGGGCCGTGTCCTGGATTACATCAACGTTGGATGGGAGGACTGGCCGGACGGGAAGCTGGAGGGGCAAGAATCGTTCTTCTGACGATACGGCCCGGCGGGTTGAGCAGCCCAATGGGCAAGGGGTCCATGCCCGACGCCTCCTTTCAGTGAGAAGCGCGGGACAGGGCACGCGCTGGCGGTGTGCGAGTACCAGAAACGCGCCGCTCCTGCCGGTGAAGATCCCGGCAGGCCCTGTCCGATATGCCTGGATAGCTCAGCGGTAGAGCTTGGAGTGTTCTCTGAAACAGCGAGATACAACCGGAACACATGTCAACGGTGGCCGCAGGTTCGAATCCTGCTCCAGGCACTAGCCAAAAGGCAAATAAAAGACTGACCGCCCGGTGCTGCCAACACCGGACGGTCATGAGGAAGGAGAAGGCAAAATGAACTATTATCGCAATTCTACCACGAAGGGAGGCGCCTGTCAATGAGATGGATTCCGGTGATCCTGCCTAACGGAAGCCTGAACGTTTATGCGGTCCTGGAAGGCAGGACGGCCACGCTGGAGTGGCTGCAAGACCAGGTCGGCGGCTGCATCGAAACGACGCCCACCTGCCTGAGCGGCCTGGTGATGGTCGTGAACGAGGAAGGCAAGCTGCTGGGCCTGCCCTTCAACGACACCGCCACCGACCTGGCGCGTGGACTGCATGAGAGCATCGTGGGAAACGCGGTGATCATGGAAGCGAAGGGCAGCGAGCTGGCCCCGCTGTCGATGGCGGATCTGGGGAAGATCGCGGCCTTCGCGGCGTCCGGCAACATCAGGACGCGGCCCATGGAAACAGAGGAGGACGAAGAATGAAACTGTACGAAATCGACCTGTCGCTGGAGGAGCTGCTGGATCAGGTGGACCCGGAGACCGGTGAGCTGACCTGCGACATGGAAGCCCTGGAAGCGCTGACCATGGAGCGGGAGAAGAAACTGGAAGGAATCGCCCTGTACATCAAGGGTCTGATTGCGGAGGCTGAGGCTATCAAGGCTGAGAAGCAGGCCCTGGAGAAACGCCAGAAATCGGCGGAAAACCACGCGGTCCGGCTGCGCCAGTTTCTGGCCCAGCACGTTTACGAGGACGAGAAGATCAAGACGCCCAGGGTGGCCATCAGCTGGCGCCGCAGCGAAGCCGTGGAGCTTCAGCCGGGCTTCCTTGAGTGGGCGGAGGCCCACGCGGACCACCTGCTTAAATACGAAGATCCGAAGCCCAGGCTGATGGAGATCAAGGAAGCGCTGAAGGCGGGCCAGGACGTGCCCTGCGCCTGCATCGCCACCCGGCAGAACCTTCAGATCCGGTAAGGAGGACAACATGGCAAAAAGTAAATTCACGCTGACGACCAGCCCGACAGCCAAGGCGATCAAGTTCGTCTTTTACGGCCCGGAGGGCGTCGGCAAGACCACGCTGGCGTCGCAGATCAATCCCACGCCCGCCTTCATTGACACCGAGGGCAGCACGGCCCACATGACCGTCTGCCGCTATCCGCAGCCGAAGGACTGGGCGGAGCTGATGGACATGGTGGATGACGCCGGGACGCAGAAGATCCAGACCCTGGTGATCGACACCCTGGATTGGGCGGATATCCTCTGCACCAAGAGCCTGTGCAAGGAAAAGAAATGGCAAAGCATCGAGGACGCAGGCTACGGCAAGGGCTACGTCATGCTGGGTGAGAAGTTTTCCGAGCTGCTGGCCAAGCTCTCCGAGCTGGCGGAGAAGGGCGTCAACGTGGGGTTCTGCGCCCACGCGCAATTGAGAAAGATCGAGAAACCCGAAGAGGCCGGAGCCTACGACCATTGGGAAATGAAGTGCAGCAAGAAGGTGGCCCCGCTGGTGAAGGAATGGGCCGACATGGTCTTGTTTTTGAACTATGACAGCATGGTCATTCACGGCAAGACGCCCATGGAGGCGAACCGGATCACCGGCAACAAGAGGGTGATCTACGCCAACCACGCACCGACCTTCGACGCAAAGAACCGCTTCGGCCTGCCGGATAAGCTGCCCCTGGAGTATGACAGCATCAAGCCCGTCTTTGAGCGGATGAAGCCGAAGACCCAGGAGGCGCTCGCTCCGGAGCAGGACTTCGAACATGTGGAGCCAGACCCGGCGACAGAGCCGCCGCAGGAAGACACTCTGCCGGAGAATCCCTTTCTGGGAGATGATGTGGGACCAGTTTTCCAGGACCCGAAACCGGAAAGCGAATGGACGGAGGAGGACAAAGCGCAGCTGAAGCCCACGGAGCTGCGTGACCGTTACCCGGAACTGGAGGCTCTGATGAAGCGGGACGGGATCAGCTATTCCAATGTACAGTGGGCCGTGGCCAGAAAAGGGCACCAGCCGGCGAATCTTCCGGTTGAGCTTTATCCCGTGGAATACGTTGACCGCCTGGTCAGCGGATGGGACAAATTCGTCGCCTATATCCGAAAAAATACTTAATAACTTGGAGGTTATGACATGGACAAGCGTATCGACAAGGAACTGGACTGGGACAGCGAGATCAGCTATGAAGCTCCGGATCTCGTCACGCTGCCGGCGGGGACTTATCCCTTCACCGTCACGAAACTGGAACGGAAACGCTTCGACGGATCCAAACGGGAGGGAGGGCTGCCGCCCTGCCCCATGGCGGAGATCACTCTGGAGGCCAGGGGCAAGGAGGGCGTGAGCATCTTCACGCATCGGCTTTTCCTGCATTCCCGGTGCGAAGGATTCCTGACCGCGTTTTTCACCTGCATCGGTCAGAGGCAGAAGGGCGACAAGCTCAGCATGGACTGGTCCCAGGTGGAAGGCAGCACCGGCTGGGTGGTTCTGAAGGTCCGGGAGTTCACATCCAAGAACGGAAACGAGCTGACCACCAACGACGTTGTGCGGTGGCTGGCGCCGGATGACAGCCGCATTCCCAGGGACGAGGGCGAGGACTGGTAAATGGACAAACTGCTGCTGGAAGCTCTGGACGCAATCGACCCGGCGGAGCTGTCGCGGCAGGCGTGGATCGACGTGGGAATGGCCCTGAAGGCGGCGGGCGAGGACGTGAGCGCATGGGAAGCATGGAGCGCAAAAGACCCCGCCCGCTACCATCCGGGGGAGTGCAGCCGCCTGTGGTCCGGCTTCAAACGGACGGGCATCAACGGCGGCACGGTGATCCACATGGCCAGGGAGCGAGGCTGGGACGGCGGCGGGCACGCCCTGGACTGGGACGACGAGATCTCCTACGAAGCCGCACCCCAGGCTTTCTCTGTGGAGGACGGCAGCGAGACCTGGATCACCAGGCACATGCCGCCGGACTGGGACCCGCTCAGCCAGATCTGGGAATACCTGACTACCCTGTTCAGACCGGATGAATATGTGGGTTATGTGGTGGACGTCTACGACCACGGGGGCCGCGTTTCCCCCAGAGGCGGCAGCTACACCCGAACGCGGGACGAACTGCTGGCGGCCCTGGAAAAGTACGGAATGGACACGGACAGCAGCCTGGGCGCCTATGACCGGCGCTACGGCGCCTGGATCAGGTTCAATCCCCTGGACGGGCGGGGTATCAGCGATGAGAACGTGACGGACTTCCGCTATACCTTGATCGAGGCCGACGGCATCAGCCTGGAGGAGCAGTTCCGCCGCGTGGACGAGCTGAGACTGCCGGTGGCCGTCATGGTCTACTCCGGAGGCAAGAGCCTCCACGCAATCGTCCGGGTGGACGCCGTGAACAAGGTTGAATACACAAAGCGGGTCCGGGAGATCTACGACCTGTTCACCGACGACAACGGGAAACCGCTGATCGACACGCAGAATAAAAACGCAAGCCGCCTGAGCCGGTTTCCCGGCTTTGAGCGGAACGGACAGAAGCAATTCATCATACCCTATCAGGCCAGGACGCGGTCCTGGCAGGAATGGCACGACCAATACCTGGAGGACCAGGCGGACGCGCTTCCGGACTTCGGCATGGTCTCCAGCTTTGTGGGGCCTTATACGCCGGCGCTGAAGCCGGAGCTGATCCACGGCATCCTCCGCCAGGGGCACAAAATGCTGCTGGCGGGATCGTCCAAGGCGGGCAAGAGCTTTGCCCTCATGGAGCTGGCCATCGCCATCAGCACCGGCGGAGAGTGGCTGGGTTGGCCCTGTGAGAAGGGCCGGGTCCTCTACTGTAACTTCGAGCTGGACGAGGCCAGCGCCAGGAACCGATTCAACGTGATCTGCCGGCGCATGGGCCTGGACCCTGTGACGGCCTGCGAGGGCATCACGGACTGGAACCTGCGCGGGTACAACCTGAAGGCGAAGGACTTCTCCATCCGGCTGTTCAGCCGGGCTCGGCAGCTGGGATTCACGGCGGTGATCATCGACCCCATCTATAAATTGGGTCTGGGCGACGAGAACAGCGCCGGCGACGTGGGTTCCTTCCTGGGCGTCCTGGACACCATCTGCACGACCCTGGGCTGCGCGGTGATCTACTGCCACCACCACTCAAAGGGCGCTCAGAGCGGCAAGGCTGTGGCCGACAGGGCCAGCGGCAGCGGGGTATTCGCCAGGGACGCGGACGCGATCCTGGACCTGATCCAACTGAGGCCCGCTTCGTCCCTGCCGTCATGGATCACCGACAATCCCAAGGCCACGGCCTGGCGGGTCAGCGCGGTGCTGCGGGAGTTTGAGGAGCCGGCGCCGAAAAACGTCTGGTTCGATTACCCCCTCCACCGGGAGGATGAGGAAGGCAGCCTGGCGGAGGCCAGGACGATTGACGATGTTTATTCCGTGAAGGAGCTGAACGACATAAAGGACGCCGCTCTGGAGGAACGGAAGCAGAAGGCGTTCGACGCTTTCGACACGCTCCGGGACGCCTATGAGGACGGCTGGGTGCCGATCACCGGCATCCGGAACCGGGCCGGGATCGACGTCCAGGACCGGGTGATCGTGGACTATTTCAAGGCCGCGAACTTCGAGATCCAGGGCGATCAGAAGGCCAGAAAAGAGTGGCAGACGAAGGTCAGAGCGCCTTATTGACGGATGGGCATTGATGGGCATTTTCGGGAGCCTGCCCATTTTGGGCATTTTCCTGATTTTTCCGAGCCTGCCCATTTGGGCAGAATGGGCATTTTCCGCAAATTGCCCATTTGGGCATTTTCCTGAAATGCCCGAAAATGCCCATTTGGGCATTTTCCCCTATTTATTATAGAGATGGACATGGCCCATAAGGGGGCCATGCCCATCAGTGAAATAAATATTGCGCGGGGCCACCCGCAGAAAGGATAGGAGCATGACCGAGATCTGGATTCCCGGAAAGCCGCCCACCGCGACGAGCCAGCAGAAGGGGCGCAGCGCGTCCGGGGTATGGTATAAGCCCGCAAAAGTTCGGGCGGCGGAACAGTGGTATCTGTGGGGCCTTAAAAGCTCGAAGCCGGCGGAGCCGCTGGAGGGCGCGGTGATTCTCAGCGTAGAATTTCGATTCCCGTCGGGGCGTGGGCATAAGGACGGAGACCCGAAGATCACCCGCCCGGACACGGACAACATGATTAAGCTGCTGAAGGACTGCATGACGCAGCTGGGCTTCTGGCAGGACGACGCCCAGGTGGCGCTTGAGCTGGTTAGAAAAAGCTATGCGGCGGAGCCTGGCGTGAAGATCATCGTCAGCAAGTGGGGGCAGAGATGAAACGGATATTTTGCTTTGCCTGCGCTGCGGAGGCCAGTGCCGAAGTCGCGCCGGAGCATATTTGGAAATCAAAGCAGCCCTGGGGCAGGACGGATTTCTGCTGCCGCTGTGGCTGTCAGAGGATGGTCATGGAATATGACCTGGTGCCGACGAAGGAGGTGCGGGATGGCGAAGGCGACGAAGAAGCGGAAGCCGCCGGCGCTCCGGACGGACGGCATTGACCGGCTGGACAACGACGAACTGCGGGCCGCTCTGATCGAAAAGCTGTCCGTGGCTGAGCTGAATGCTCTGGATAAGCAGATCCGGCAGACGGTGGAGAAGGCTTGCTTGCAGATCGCCAAGGAATCCACCGAGGAAGCCTATAAGCGGCAGTTCGCCGTCACCTTCCGGGTGCTTCGCGACCGCTTCGGCTTCGGACGGGACCGGCTGTGCCGGATGTGGGATCTCTGCCTGGAGTACATCAACGACATCGACCAGGGCCTGCTCAGTACGAAGGAAATGCTGGACACGCTTCAGCGGGAGGACGGGATAAAGATTGACTGGAGGGTAGATATATGAAAATTGACGAAGGTTGCATCAATCACAATGCGCTGCGGCTGATTGACGAAATAATTGACAGCCCGTATGAATACTCCGAAGAAAATCCGGACAGCGACCATATGAGACTTCTGGTCTTGGGGGAGATCTACGGGATTATCCAAATGGCGGACGCAATGAAGGAGGTGCTGAAGGCATGACTATGACACCGGAAGAGATCTGCAGGGACTATGAGGCAGCTAAGGCGCCCAGCAAGCAGATCAACATCCTGGCCGACCTGAACCAGTGCAGCCGGGAGAAAATCAAGCAGATCCTGGTGGCTGGCGGGTGCAAGCTGCCGGGGAACTGCGTCGGAATCAAGACCAAGAGCAAGGGCGTGCCGCTGGCCGGTCCGCCGGCAAAGACCGACGATATTCCGCAGAAACCGGCAAAGCTGCCCGGCGCGAAGAATGACGACGGGAAACTCCAGCTGTCCTCCGTGCCGCCGGAGCTGATCAGAGCGGTGGCCAGGGTCCGTGCTTACGGTAAAGCGAAGTATCAGGAAGCCGAGGACTGGACGAAGGTGGAGCCGAAGCGGTTCCATGAAGCGCTGCTCCGGCACGCCTTGGCCTGCTGGGAAGATCCTTATGCGGTCGATGAGGAAAGCGATTTGCCGAGCCTGTGGCACCTTGCAACGAACGCGGCGTTTCTGTGCGCGATGATGAAAGAGGTACAATGATGGGATCTTATGATTTTGGAAAAGACGAAGTCTGCCGGTGGGCGCGGGATAACTTCCCGCCTTCCTCGCAGATTCTGGATGTGGGCGCCTGCGACGGAAAGTGGCGGCGTATTCTGCCGGAATATCCGAACATGGACGCCGTGGAGGTGTTCGCCGGGTACCTGGAACGGCTGCACGGTTATCGCAGAATATTCCATACCGACATCTGCGACTTTCAGTATGACTGGTATGACCTGATCATCTTCGGGGACGTGATCGAGCATCTGAGCGTGGAGCAGGCCCAGGAGGTTTTGAAGTACGCTTGGCCCAGGTGCAAGGACATGATCGTGGCCGTGCCGTTTGAGTATTACCAGGGGCCGGTCAACAACAACGTGCATGAGATCCACATCCAGGACGATCTCACGCCGGCGCTGTTCGATCAGCGGTTCCCTGGATTTCAGGTGCTGTGCAGGCCGAGGGACGATTATTGCTATTACATCAAGGGGGCAGAGTAATGGCCCGGCGCAGGGATGGGTGGCGGAAGGCTGCCGCCAACGCCGCCCGTGACTATCCTGAGCTGAAGCGGCAGCTGCGGGATCTCCAGAGCCAGAGCGTGACGCCGAATCTGAACGGCATGCCTAGCAGCGGAGAGCCTGGGCGCAGCACCGAGGACGCTGCACTCCGTCAGCTGCCATGGACGCAGCAGCGCCGGCTGGACGCGGTGGAGTATGCTTTGAACGTATCGTCTACGCTGTCCTCTGGGCCGAGCCGGGTGCGGCTGATCGAGCTGGTGTACTTCCAGCCGTATAACCGACGGTTCCTGGTGCAGGGCGCGGCTATGCAGATCCCGGTCAGCGTCGACCTGGCGTGGCGGTGGAACAGCGATTTTCTTCACCTGGTCTGGTCGAAACTGAAATAATTGTATAACCGTACAGGATTGCATGCCTGTCAAGTGGTATAATTGCTACGCTGAGAGCGGTGCCCAATCGGGTGCCGCTCTTTGTATTGGGCCAGCCGATGGGCTGTGGGTCAGCATTACGGAGGGGACGGGGCCGGGTGCAGTATGACTGCTTATGAATTCTATCGCAGTCCCAAGTGGTTGCACAAGCGGGACCTGATCCTCCGGCGGGACGGTTACCGGTGCCAAGAGTGCAAGCGGTACGGACGGATCACGCAAGCTACGACGGTGCATCACATCCTTCACCTGGAGGACAGACCTGACCTGGCGCTGACATCGAGCAACTTGGTGAGCCTGTGCCAGGCGTGCCACAACCGGAAGCATCCGGAGAAGGGCGGCCAGCGGCCAGGCAGCGGAGAGCAGGCGCGGCGCTGATGGAAACTTTTTCCATAATGCGCGGCACTTTCGCACTTTAAATCGATGAAGTTTTTGCAAACCAGGCCCCCCGCCCCTTGGGGTAGGGGGCGCCCTTCGGGCGTGCCA